TTACGCCATTCGTATACAATGCTTCATTGGATAGGGTAGTAGATGGAGACACCATAGATGTAGTGCTAGATTTAGGCTTTTCTGTAAAGCTACACAAACAAAGAGTACGATTAGCAGGTATAGATACACCTGAATCACGAACAAGAAACTTAGAAGAAAAAGCACTAGGACTCAAAGCCAAAGACAGACTTATAGAACTATGTGTAGGTTCTTTTAAAATACAATCATTAGGTAAAGGCAAATATGGCAGAATACTTGGTATCCCTTATACGGAAGATGGTAAGAGTATTTGTCAAATTCTTATTGACGAAAAACATGCCGTTGAATACTGGGGTGGAAAAAAAACAGGTAAGATACTTGAAGATGGAACATGGGGAGAATGACATGAGAATATCAGAAGAAGGTAAAGGACTAATAAAAAAATTTGAAGGCTGCAAACTAGAAGCATATCTTTGTAGTGCCAATGTTTGGACATGTGGTTGGGGAGCAACTAGAGATGTCAATGAAAAAACAACTTGGACACAAGAACAAGCAGACGAAAGATTTGACCATGACATCGTAGAGTTTGAAGATTACATCAATGATTATGTAACTGCACCATTACACCAAAATCAATTTGACGCATTGGTTGCATGGGTTTATAACTTAGGTCCAAACAATTTAAAAAGTAGCACCATGCTTAGAGTATTAAACTCAGGTGAATATGAAGAAGTTCCACATCAAATGAAAAGATGGAACAAAGCAGGTGGTAAAGTCTTAGAAGGTCTTACACGGAGAAGACTAGCTGAGTCCATGCTCTTTGAGGGCAATGGAAATTGGCACACTATATAATATGAGCATAATTATTAGGGAAGATGATGAATTACCTTTAATTATAAAATTATTAAAAAAAGCATTGCTTGAAGATAAACTGACTGAATCAGAAATATCAATAGCACATGAGCTTTATGAGGATTTGAAAGAAGTCAAATGGCATTAAGTAAAACGCAAACCAAAAGATTAGGTGGTATCTTATCCATTATGTTTGGTGATGAAATGCCAAGTGAAGTATTAACAGAACTTATAAAAGATGGTTTTGTCAAAATTCAAGAGGACAAAGCTATCCTTAGTGAAAAAGGATTAGACGAAAAAAATCGTCTATGCACACTTGCAGGTTTAAATATTATGTATCAATCTGAGAAGCCTACTGTAGCCTAGAGCCATACATTTTTGCTTGGTGTAGTTCGTAAGTAAGTTTATAACCCCAATACTTTCTAAACATATCTCTTGCTTCTTCTTCTAGTAGAACCTTTTCTCTATACATTTCTCTTTCTACTGAATTTGCATACCACCATCTATGAAAGTTGTTGTCATAAGTGTCTGTATCGCAATACTTAAATGATTCGTCTTTAACATACCCCATTATTTTTCTCCCCTTTTTGACTAGCTTCGTATATTAAACAAAATAGCATATCTTGTTTTTCTTTGACAAGCTTCTGTAACAATTCTAATTCTTGTTCTGTTTCTTTAATTTTTTCCATAACTTCCCCCATCAATCATTTTTTACAATCCATAATGCCATTGGTGTATCCATATAATCTGCAGCTTTAAAATCTATTATTGGCATCACATCTGTCATTTTTACTTTGCAACTATCAAATTCAGAGCCTTCGCTCCCAATTAACATACATTTGCCTGTAAATACATGCTCCCCTATTTGGACATATCGTTTTTCATTATCTTTAAGCCTTCCATTTTCATCACATAAAACATGAGTACTTGGATAGCTAAAAAGCCTTACGGATTCTATTAAGTCGTCTGTAGTTAAGTCTATTGTTTTTTTAAGAAGGTCAAAGTCATTATCCAACTTGATTCTAGTGACTTCTTTTTTGAAAGGGTCAACGATTATTACCCAAATTTTATTTGTTGTTTCCATTTATGTGGTCCTTAAAATAGGACTCTAATAACAAAGAGATTCTAGGGTTAATATTTGCGTGTCCATTTTCAAACCTCGCAATCATTGACCTATTTGGCTTACCATTAACTTCATATCCAAGATACTTAGCAACATCAGTTTGAGAAACTTGATGTTCTGCTCTTTTCTTTTTTAATTCTGTTCCGTCCATGATAATCTCTCGTATTGAGCCTTTATTATAGTTAGTATAGTTTTTTTTGCAACTAATATTGATAGTCTTACTCCTGCTCAAAGCCATCAAACCAAACACCTGCTTCACGAGTATCATCTCGTTGGCAATGCTCTTGGGCTTCTGCTCTCGTTAATCCACTTTTAATAATTCTGTGGTGGTCTGTATGGTTATTATCAAAACAGAACCTTATTATCTTATAGTTGGCACATTCACATTCACTCATTTGTATCTCTCCATAGGTATAAGTCTTTTAGTGGCAACCTTAACCATAATTTTTAGTTCTTCATCAAAGAACCATGATTTTGTATTTGATTCTCTAGTAAATTTGTTGCCTACAACTTCTAAAGTATCTTCTACCTGTCCTGCATAAGTACCAAATATTGTGGAGTTTCTAAGTTTACAGAATTGTCCGTGTTCCATTACTTAGACCTCAATACTTCGCCATCTTTAACGGCTGCTAAAAAACCTGCTTCGTCTCTAAGCAAAGTAATACCACCTACAGTTTCTACAGAGTTTGTAAAACTTGGCTTATAAAAAGGTTTGTTGTTTTCTTTACAGTACAGCTTATAGATTCTTGCTGCGTTGCCTATAGTACTTAGTTCGTTCGTTGTCATAAATTTTCTCCTTTATATTTATCAATTTATACATCTATTATGACACATATAGTTATTATTGCAACTACTATATTAAATTAATATCTAAAAGGGTAAATCGTCATCTTGGTCAAAGTAAAACTTTGCGCCTTCAAACTGTGCCTTTGCATATTGCTGACCTATGTCTGCAGGTAAACCATAATGCTCAAATAAATTCTTTTCTGTACCATGCTTCGTGTGTAGCTCCATGTGATGTTTTTGACATAATGGTATGCAGTTCTCGTCTCCTGCCTTTAGGGACATTCCTCGTTTGCCTGAATAGGGTTTTAACAAGTGGTGCGCTTCTGTACAACCATTGCAAGTACTAGGTCCATTCTTTTGCCCAATAAGACATGCCAACCTTTTGATAAAGCCAACATGTCTTTTATCCCTATATTGTTTATTAGCCATTAAAACTTAATGTCTGAATCCACAATATTTTCTTTAGGAAATGGTGCTTCATTGGAATCATCATTGACTTCATCTATTTCTGTAAAGCCAAGACTTGAATAAGGGACACCACTTTCAGACTCTTTAGCCCATATTCCTAGTTTCCATTTCTTCATAGCCAATTCACCATTAGCGTCTTTTTGACCCCATAAAGGCGATTTAACTCTACCACCCATATCAGGACTTTTTGCGTTCAACTTATCCTCAGGTTTATTAATATGTAATAGACCCATTGATACATACATTTCGTGTTGAACTTTACCTTCGTTATTTTGTTTTTCAATAACCATGCCATAGAACTTTGTGTCTTCTAATTGAAAGCTGCCCTTACGAACAACTTTTGCCTTATCTTCAAGCCACATAGACCCATAACCATTATTGTCAAACTTATTGTCATTATCCATTTGATTTCTCCTTATTGATAATTAGTTTATATTTCCAACCTTTGCTGCTGTCAATCCTCTTTTTCTCTACAACTTCACCTGTTCTTGGCAAGTTGTATTTGCTTCTGCAATAATCTTTCCTAAGATTCCTGATAGCAGCGCTTATAGTTGGCTCTCCATAGAAAGTACCAGTCTTTTCTTTTATTACATTTCGTAAGTCCCAAAAAGTCCAGTACCTCCCATCTCTCATACATAAAAAGACACAATCGTCTAAAGTCAATTTAGGCATTAGAATTTTGAGTCAGTCCTTGGTGTCGCTCTTGTATTAGATTTAGGCGCTTCTGTAACGGCTGCTGTTGCCAAGTTAGCGTCATCATCATCTGCACCTAAACCACATGCAGTCATAAGACTGTATCTTCTTGCATAGGTCAGCGAAGACCCAAAAGCATGAGGATTCAATTTAATTGCAGGTACATATACAGGACCACATTTTAATTCTCCACCATGTCCATATAATATGGTTTCTACGATACAACCTGTTTCGTTGTAGCTAGTATTTTGGTGAAACAAGATTCCATTCTTATTCAATGGTTTCTTAACAGCTTCAATAACGGCATTTAATGTCGCATATCCACTACTATATAAAGGATTAACTGCATTTTTAGATACAGCGTCCATTTCGCTCTGTGCCTTTATTAGGGCATTTATCAATTCATTATTTAATTTCATGTTATCTCCTATTTAATATCAAATAATTTTTTAGCACCTTCAATTTCTGTTGG